TAGTATAGGATTGACACGATATTTGCCCTTTGTCGCATCAAGAAGCGCTTCATAACTGTGAGCTGAGACCAGTCCTCCACTGGTGTCACTATTGTTACTGGTGATCACATAATTCCTGTTACTCTTCGACCCAGGTGCATTAGGTGCATTACTTTCTGCAACAAGGTTTTTATAAATCGTAGACTGTCGGACTGATCTAGTCCTTTCTCCTGCGGTTGCACTAGGCACAATGCTTTGGAATGCTTTGCTCATCTACTATAATGTTATATAAAAATAGCCTAGAGGTCCGGTGATAAACAATGCAATATGGGTTTATGTTGTTCCGTGACCCAATTAGAAGAGGATGCAACCAAACTATCACGCTTCGTCCCCACTATCTTAAGAAACAAGGTAATAAAAGTCTATGATGGAGACACTATAACAATCGCCGCAAAAGTCGCTGGTTATTCAGGGACATACAAGTTTTCTGTACGGCTGCTGGGTATAGACTGTCCAGAAATGAGGGGAAGCTGTGAGTCAGAGAAGCTAATAGCTACTAAGGCAAGGGACTATGTCGCTAGCCTGGTTATGGGGAAAGAGGTAACCCTCGAAAACACGAGCTACGACAAGTACGGTCGCCTGCTTTCAAGAGTAAAAATCGGAAAAGTCGATATAGCTGGCTCTCTTATTAGTCAACGTATGGCTGTTCCTTATGATGGAGGTACAAAGAAAAGCCCGCCCGACTGGGCGGAGTACTTTAATCATGGTTCTAGCTAGGCGCCATCTAGGAGTAGTTTTTTTCGGTTTGTGTTTATTTGCAGTGTTATAGGACAATGATCTGAGCCTATTGTCTTGTCTAGAATCTGGCTATCTATTATCCAGTATTTCTTCTTTCTTGGGACGAGGAAGTAATCGATTCTCCATCCCACGTTGGATTTTCTCTCCCAAGGGCATTTCTGGTTCCAGAATGTATACGCTGACGTCTTTTCCGGATACTTGTATCGGAACGCATCTGTCCATCCAGCAATAAGTAACCGTTTGAAGTTTGATCGTTCGCCATGTAACCATCCAGCACATCCTGACCATTCTACAGGTCTATGTATATCTATTTTCTCGTTTGCGACGTTGAAGTCGCCACATACGATAGTGTGCTTTGTCATGTTAAGCTGCTCTACCCAAGATTTGAATGCGCTGTCCCATAGTTGTTCTCTGTATAGGTTTCTTTCTGTCCATCTGCCTTGAGAGTTTGGCGTATAGACAGTTACAATTATGAAGTCGTCGTATTCGATGCATACCGTACGCCCTTCGCTTGCACCGAGAGGGAACGGAGGGAGTTCCCTAACCGGCTGATGTTTCGACCATATAGCTGTTCCGCTGAGACCTTTGCGCTGGTCTTCACCTGTGCATGACTTCCAAAATCGATACGGATAAGCTTCGCCTAGCGAAGCCGGCATATCTACTTCTGCCTCCAGAGCTTTTGTTTCTTGGAGGCAGACGATGTCGTAGTTACTCTCCGCTAGAAAGTCCATGTGTTTCTTTTTAATTCGGGCACGAATGCCAGCTACGTTCCAACATATGATATTCATCTTCATGGTGTCTGATTATAGGGTACAATACGTAATATCTGCAATTTTCTTGATAGGTTTCTGTAAGAAAAGGGTTTCCCCTAATCTTTTTCTGTTTTAAGTTTTCAATTTTCTGTTTTAAGTTTTCAATTTTCTGTTACTTACACATCTATCGAACCATCCCATACGCCGATGCTGAATATTCCATCATAGTTCTCCTCCAGCCTACCCACTTCATTTCCGTATCCATCGACTATGACACAACTTTCTTCTATTAGGGTGCAAACGTCGCCATTTCTCATGGTGACCTTACGTGTACCTTCATTGGTAATCATTCGGATGGTTTCGCGTAGTCCTGGCGCTGAAAGATTCCATTCGAATGTTTCCCCTACGTTCTCAAGCTCACCAACCTCTACGTCATAGAGGTTGTCTTCAGCCATCTCCGCATCGTAGGGGTAATCTTCATCGATATCCATACTATTGTCATCATACTCAGTGTCGCTAGCAGAATCTTCAGGATGAGTTTCCTCATCCTCATCATCCTCATCATCCTCATCATCCTCATCATCCTCATCATCCTCATCATCCTCATCATCCTCATCATCCTCATCATCACTTAGGCTGTCCTGATAGCTCATCGCTGACAGCTCATCATCATCATCTTCACTCATATAGTAGTCATTCCATTCTACCTCATCCACTTCGTCATCAGATGAGGACATTTCTACAGTAACAAGGTCACTGTCATCGTCAACGATGAAGTCTTCAAGATCGCGACCATTTTGTGCTTCGTCGATAGCCGCCACACCTTGAGACAAGTCGTCGCAATATCCCCAGTCGTATTTCCTGTCATACGTATCGACGTTACCCTTGAGGAACTCTCTATCGTGAAACATTGTGGTAGGGACGACAATTCTGCCACTTTTCGTAGTAGGCAGAGCAAATCTGAATGCACTCAACTTTGCCCACTGTCCGACCAAGCCGTCTCCAAATAGGGAAGCGTTGTCGAGTATAATCGATACCAGCTCAACTGGTAATTTAGGGAGGATTTCCCCAATATAATCACGAACGTGATCAATTAGGTGATCGGTCACGAGCACTGTCAGCTCACCAGGCCCAATTGGCGAATTGCTGACAGGACACCAATCCGATAAAGAGTTTTCGCTTATAATTAGTTTGTTCATTGTCGTTAGGATACTTAATGGTATGCAGTTTGTGGGGGCTAATATGGAAAGAGTAAAAAACCAGAAAAGTATTTCATTTTTCTGGGCACCCGGTGCTATCTATATGGGACTTACGCAACCACATCAATAATGTCAATTGCTACATCCGAAGGGCAGTAGTAGCCAGCCATGCCTTTTTCCGCGAAGGAAAGGACACACTCATCGGCGATGTTAAGCGTGGTAATATTGGCCTGAGGGAGCGGAGCAACTTTCATGGATAGATCTGCGAGTGCAGAGACTGCCGTGGAAAGAACGGTGGTAAGCGAAGAGACAAGTAAAGCGGTGTTAAACATCTTAGACGTATCAAAATTGCTTCTATGTCGTGTTCTAGAAAGTAATTCAATTTTCTGCTTCCATGTATGAAAGTGTCATGTATGGAAATAATTATTTGCTTTTAACAGCGGGAGTTTTCTTGCTGGTAAGGACAAAGAAGTTGACGACAAAGTAGCTCATAATTGCCCAGGCAAGCAGCGATACAATCGAAATTACATTCACTGAGAGGTCGCTATGTCTTGACCACATATGGATGAGTAGGATAGCTAGAAACAAGACGAATGAGCTGTACGCGTATCCGTCGTAATACTTCCTCTTTTGCTCGTCATTGTCGAGGAAAAATGTCGCAATGATGCCGGTTGGCATCCCGCCGACAAGAGGTGCTAGCGCAGGTGATACAAACTTAGAGATCAATTTAGATCCTGCAATGACAGAACCACCAATCAAGAAGGGCTTAACAAGATCCATTATACCTTAGATTGAGATAATTTAGAGTACAGGTGCCACAAGATCACCAATAGCCTTTCGCAGGTTCATACCAATTTCTCGGTAATCCTTTTCTTCCAAGTTGGCCAGACTAATCCTTAGTCTCCATGGGGTTGCACCAAATCCTGAACCAGGGAGAAGGATAGTGTGGTACTTAGAAACGAGATGAAACAAAAACTCTAGATACTCGTACTGTGATACGATATATTCTGCTGCCTTGTCACCATACATATGCCTAGTTATTCCCGGGATGTCGATCAAGTTGTAATACTGAGTGGATGTAGGAGGTATATTGATGTGCATGTCGAACTGTTTGTAGAGAGTAGTAAGCCTACCCTTCAAGATCCTCTTTATAGAGTTGCGATACTTCATCTCAGACTTACGATCGGCAATGTCGTAGTACAGCATCAATGCAATGAGAGACTGCTGCGGTGTAGAAAGACCACCAACATGCGCTTCAGCTACCTGTCTGCTATCGAATACCAGCCTATCCATAAACGTAAGTTTGGCGGGATCTAGGGTGGCAGTTTCATATCTCTTATTCAACGCCTTCTTGTACTTTCCAGAAAGACCCTTCAAGAGGCCATTGAATCTGTTGTTCTTTGCAACCATACAAAGGCCAAGTCTCCATCCTGTGGTACCGAAGTACTTGCTGAGGGAATATACCTCAATTGTGTTCCTCGGACATGAAAGCATGAATGAATTGTATTGATCTGCGAATGGCGCGTAGACGTTATCAGATAGAACGATCAGGTCTTTTCTCTCAGTGTCTACAATCTTACCGATGCGATCAATATTTGCTTTCGATAAAGAGAACGCTGCTGGGTTAGCAGGGTTAACCATGAAAAGCGCTTTGATGCTTTTGTCTTTTAGTTTATCGATTTCAGAATCATCTAAAGCATAGTTGTTGTCTGGGTTGCATTTCAGTTCGACTATTTCTAGATCATAATCGGCCAATCGAGGCATCTCAAGATAAGGGCTGAATATAGGCGTAATTAGGGCGATCTTGTCGTGAGGAAGAAGAAGGTAGTTCTCTTTCAACGTGTTGAATACGTACAAGATTCCTGCTGCGGCTCCTTCGGTTGCAAAGCACTCGAAGTCGTCAGGTTTCATCTGTCTGCCAGGATCACTGCTGCTTCCTGCTTCCATGACAAGGTCATACAGGAACTCTTGTGCAACCAAAGAGAGATGAGGTTGTATTCTTGGTGGCACAGGGTAGAAACAACCAAGTGTAGATTTAACAACATCGAGCATAATGTCATCAACGTCTTTCTTTTCCTCTTTCGCCCTATGGGCGAGATATTTCAAGTAGTCACGAAAGAAGTCCTTTCTCTTAGATGTCCAACCAGATGACTTCTTAATGAGGGCTTTATAGAAGTCTTGTTCTCCTTTGAGTGGGTATGTCTGAATGTCGTTACCTAGAGGCGTAGAGATTGCCATGGCTGCGCCTTGCAAGTCAGCGAACACCTGACGACAAAAAGAATTGAAGAAGTTGGGGTTTCCTCTTCCGGCGTTAAGTGCGTTCGGTCCAGCCATCTTTATGAGCTTGTAGTTGAGCTCGAATGGTGACAAAGCATTTAACTTTTTGAACATCCCGGAAGGAATACGCTTCACGATTGTGTTGCGCCTTCTCTTTCTAGTCGCTGTAGAACTACGTCCTTTGTGTTTACGTGTGCTCATGTTATAGAGTATATGCACAGAAAAAAGCGTGTGTCGCTACTAAAAAAAGAGAACTAAGAAAAAAGCACCAAACAGACTTAGTAACTTATGTACTGAGTATATAATGGGTGGGGGAATACTTCCAGTTGCACATCATAATGGTGAAGTTTACTTGCTGTTTGGACAAGAAGTAGATGACGGTAGGTGGAGTGACTTCGGTGGGGGACGCGAAAACAGAGAGACACCATATCAAACCGCGATTCGAGAAGGAGTTGAAGAGCTATCTGGGTTTTTAGGATCATCGAAGCAGATTATTCGCCTTGTCAAGGAAAATAGCTTAGGCAAAGTATTCATAAACGGATACACAACATTTCTCTTTGAGGTTAGCTACGATCCGAAACTCCCTGCATTCTTCAACAATAACTTCCGTTTTATTGAAAGTAAGCTCCCGCATCTTATAAACAAGGACGGTCTGTTTGAGAAGAAAGCCGTACGATGGTTCCCCGCGTCAACATTGAACCGTAAGAAGAGAATATTTCGTCCCTTCTACAGAGCAATCCTCAACGAAATCGTCGAGCGCACAAAATCTGACTAATATATAACAGTTATGTCCGGATATTCTCTAAAAGACTTCCCTTTTGTCACTAGTGTTGTGGTGATGTATACACTCTGGCTTGCAGGCAGTATCTTCAAAAACGATAATGATGTTCAGACTAAGCTGCTGAGGCTGCTTGACGAACACGAAACAACCGCAATGTCGTTCGCCGTAATTACCATCGCTCTGTGTATAAGGAAGTACAGAGTAACTAGCAGTAAAAGTAAAAAAAGTAGGATATTCAAGGCGTTGAGAGCGTCATTAGTAGCATTGGTACTTGGCTTATGTGCTTTCTTAGAGTTCTGGGTTGCACCGTTTTTCTTCACATTGGCTCTTTACTTCGTAGAACCGTGATACGAATAATGTTTTACTCAGTTATGTCGATACAATATTCTAGTCGAGATAACATTGTACAGGATCTCTCTGTAGTTCAGGAGAATAAAGAGTTATTTGGAGAGATATTCACACCATTTAGTCTAGTTGATGAGATGTTCGATCTCTTGCCTCCTTCCGTCTTCGGAGATCCAACGAAGCAGTGGTTGGACTCGGGAGCAGGAACAGGGTTCTTCTCTATGGTGCTTTACTGGAGGCTGATAGAAGGGTTAGCAGACTGTATGCCTGACAGCGAAGAACGTCACAGACACATCATCAGAAACATGATTTTCATGTCTGAGATAAGAGAGGAGAACGCTGATAAGATATACGCTACTTTCGGAGATGATTGCAACTTATCATTCGGTGATTTCTTAGATGTAGGTATGAAAGTTGACTTCGTCATCGGAAATCCACCCTACAACAGTGGTGGAATAAAGAAAGTACCAACCAACTCTGAAAAAAATAAAACTCATGACGGAAAAACCGCATGGCTTTCTTTCACAAAACATGCTATTGGTCTGCTAAGAGAAGGAGGGAGTCTTCTATATGTTGTCCCTTCATTATGGATGCGGAAGGACAGAGCGAGATCCTATGATCTATTAACTAGTTACAAAATAAACAAAATCGTTTGCATGTCTAACACACTGACGAATAAGTATTTCTCTGGCGAGGCACAGACACCAACCTGTTTCTTTCATTTGGTAAAAAGACCCAATGACTATACTACTTCTCTCTTCGATAGAGATATCAACCAGTTCATTGACTATAAATACCTCCAGGGTGAACCACTTCCAGTATATGGCTCATCAGTCCTCTCAAAAGTGAAAAGAGTATCTAGTATGCCAGGCATTAGCTTCAAAAAAACGAATATGCCTCCAAAAAGTGCCATTATTCAACCAGTTCATTCAAACAAGACACCTTTCGCCAATGTACGGACCTGTATTCTTGATGGACTAGATGCGTCTCTTGTGGTCGACTACAGTGATAAACCTCTATCTTTCCATGGGCAGAAGAAGATCATAATGGCACATAAGATGTACGGATTTCCTTTCATAGATAGAAATGGGGAGTATGGCATATCAAACAGAGATAACTATGTGATATTACATGATGACGAACGAGTCCTAGAGAGAATTGCCACCTTTTTCTCAACAAAAACTGCACTTTACCTATTCGAGACTACGCGTTACAGAATGAAATACTTAGAAAAGGAGATACTAGGTCTGCTACCCGATGTTGGCGGCTTGATAAGTGGTGACTGGTGTGATGAGCTGATATGGGACCATTTTGCACTGAGTGAGAAAGAAATCGATGCAGTGAAAGCTTTACATTCAAAGGAATACACATTCAAGCATGTTGGATTTCATGCTCAGTCTTCTGCAACTTCTTAGGCAATCTGATTCCGAATAAGCCGAGAATATCGTCCCAATTTGTATGCACTATACCGAGGGCACCTACAAGGAATATTATGATTTGTTCATGGTACGTGATCTTTATGTCAGAAGTCTTGCGTCGTGGATAGAAGATGAGTACTAGTATAATGTTCATCAACAATTCAGCCAAGTTGAGTGTTTGTTCGTTAAGTATTTGGAGCTTAGTAACCCGTGTCTCGTTTCTACCTATCGCTCTGGCCAATAAGTAGAACAAATCAACTATAGACCATGTAACTTTTATAGCGATTACAACCCATAGCAGAGTCTCATATGCTCTCTCTCTGATATCCATTATATCTTACCTTTGGAAAAGAATCTTTTAAAGACGATGTCACTTAGCAGGGAAACACTTGTGACAAGTATTACATCATATAGGACAGCATGCCATCCTACTCTTGCGAACCACCTCGAGAAGAACGAACCCTTTGCATAACCAGACTGGAAAACAAACATGAAGGCACCTGATATACCAATAGTCGCTGCAACTGTACCTAGAATCTTGGTGGCAGTTGATTTCAACCCTGCAACACTACTGAGGTATTTACCGGCTACTATATACGCGTAGATCAAGAAAAGGTCAAGTACAAACGAACCCATCATGTTGTCGTAATAGTATTCTTGAACGAGATCGTGTGCACCGGTTATATAACCGGGCATATTCAGGATGTAAATCAGGATAATTGTGACAACGATCAGGGCAATCACGTACGATACACCGTAATCGGAAGGTATGATGGATAAGTCTGTCTGTTTATCTCTCGACATTGTTTGTTTATAGAGAGAAAAATTGAATTATTATCACTGTTCGTTGGACTGACAATCACAATGATATATATTGCTACAACCCGTTTCAATAATGAGACGTTCGGGCAGAACGAGAGATGGAGGACAAACAACGACTGTGAAGGATGTATATATGGTACACCTATGAAGATGAAAGAAGACATTCCGATCGGAATGCCGGTCTTGATACTCGAGATGAATAATGACAAAAATCTGATCGAAGGGGTCGGCCTCGTCTCCAATAACCTAGCGCTTGACAAGCAATACCGAATATACAATTGGGGAAACTATAACCGTTTCACATACAAAGGCGAACACCGCATTCCGCGGGATCAGCTTACTTCTAAGGAGCTGGTAGTCTTCAAGGTGCTGGACATGCTAGTGTTTAAGGGCCAACGGCACCTTAAGAGGGGACAAGGTATCACATCACTACCACAATGGATACTTTTGAACAAACAAATGGACTTCCGAAAAGAAATAGCCAAGATGTTCACTGATAGATTCAAGGAAGCAGTGAAATCTGACTAGATCAGGGTTTGGTGATATGATATATTTTTCTGTTTTGTTTTTTGTTTAGTATTTTTTCTTGCTAAACACGATCCATTCTCGGGTCGCTGTACCCGTCGTTGGCGCTATTCTTATCTCAATAAACGGCATCTGAACTTTATGGAATTGGCTCAGCCCCATCCACTGCTCGTTACAGTACAATGCCAATCGTTGGATAGAGCGCAGGGCATCTCTAGCTGCTTCTTCTGGAGTTCTCTCCTGGTTCGGATCATTAATCCATCCCCATATTTGCTCTCTTCCAACCGTTTCGAGTAGCTCAAGAACCTGAAGCATTTGCCCCAACCGTCTGCGAGACCGATCATCAGCATACACCCTCTTTCCCACTTCTTCTTGGGTGATTTCCTTTAGGAGATACGATACACGCAACTTCGAAGCATCACCTAGCTCGTCTATCTTGGTTCTGCCGCGAGGGATCTCTGCGCGATTGATATGGGCCAACATTCTGTATGCGGCCATCATGGCGTTCCTCAGGTCGAAGCCCTCGAACTGTTTTCCTACTAGGCCAGCAAGGGCTGTTCTGACAAGATACCAGGCAGGCATGTCTTGAGCGTTACATTGTCCAAATGCTCGGTTTGCACCATCTGCCGGCTGTGTCGCCGCAGTTCGCTGGTACTCGAAGAAGTGTGGATTGTGAATTACTCCCGTCTGGATAGCTCCCGTTTTCCAACTGAATGCCGTTTGACATCCGGTGCACCACATCTGGTCGCATCCACTTACCTTTGAAATACGTAGCCCGCATTTCGGGCACCCCCGCGACGTCCGTTTGATCTCCTGGGCGGTAGCTAGTGTTCCTTCGTTGCAGACATGGTTTTCTCTATCTTCATCCTCTCCACCTAGTAAGTCTAAGCAGTTTATACAAGTATGAACACCACATATGCCGCACGTGCCTCGATCGTCTAGGAACCCTCTACAGTCTTCTGCCTGACAGTTGGTCTGGTATACCTTTTTTTCTACGTCTTTTTCCTTAATTATACCCCTTAGGACCATGATGCGCCTCTCCTCTCTGTATACTTTTATGTTAAGAAGCCTTACCTGTTCGTTGAGATCAGCGCGCTCTTTGTGCAATGGCCCCATAGCGGCTTCTATCTCTCGTGCCTGGCGTTCGTCAGTTGCCATCTGCATTGTCTCAGGCAACCGGCTCATTTCCATGTCCACAAGTAAGGCCTCACGATGCTTGCGATAGTCTCCTTGGAAGAAGGACCGATTCAGCTGGCTGCATACAACACGGGGAGGCCATGCCTTATGGCACTTCATACAGTGTGCGTCTTGTTTCGAAGACATCAGATATGTCCTAGCGCAAGTCTTGCATGACTCGAATGCACAATAGGGACACTCGGTCTTAGAACGAGTCGTTTTATTAAAAGTTTCGCAACAGATTGAACATTCACTCATGGTTGATAGTTTTGTTTTGATGCAACCATGTAAGTCGGAATAGGTTGCTGCAATTTTCTTGAAAGTCTGATGTCGAGAACTTAAAAAAGCGCGCTAGAGTATAAGTACGATGTCGAACGCAGATCCAGAGATAGAAACATGGAGCACTTCAGAATTACTAAGTTTTCTAGATCTCGCCCAGGATGCAGACCCTTCTGAGATCCAAGGAAGAGCAGATCAAATGATAGAGGAAGCGAATGCAGCTGGTAATGTAAAGGCTACATCGTTTCTAGTCAGCCTAAGAAATAAACTCTTGTCGACTGGTGATGTGTCACAAGGAGAGGTTGATGATGATGATGATGATGATGATGACGCAGACCAAGGATCGGAACAGGCAGCCGAGTGGTTGGAGACCCAATACCTCACGCAGTCGAACACTCAACAGGCGGACAAGGCAACAAGCCGTTTTAATCAAGTCGATACATTCCGAACCGGGTCTCATCCACAGATGAAAAGAAACACGCTTGGTGTAAATCAAACATTTCCTTTGCCGGCAGCACAGGGCACGATCAATCCTACATTAAGAAATCTGGTCGATAGGATGGTAGTCGTTGACACACAATACAGACCCAATGTTTATCCATTCGTTGATAGTGATCCGAATAGTGCATCGTTTACGTCATCATTCACAGTTACCCTGTCCGAGACTCTCTTCAACGTGATAAGCATGGAACTATACGCGGTACAGATACCTAGAGCTTGGTATAACATAGACCCCTTTATCGGTAACAGTTGCTTTGGATTGGAGGTACTCGCCCCTGACGGTGCTGAGGTTGTGCCGTATAGTATATACAGTGTGCCCAAAGGCAACTACACAATCAACAACCTATTGACTGTGCTTAACACACTTGGGAATGGATACGTGGAGTTCACACAAGATCCGAACAGCCTTCTAGTCACTGTGAAAAACACCGACGAAACGAACGTAAGCATTATTACATGGTATCAGGACGGCGGTTTTACCGCATCTGAGTGTGCTCAGTGTGACTCGACGATGTATTCTAACACGTCCCTAGGGTGGACGTTGGGAGACCGAACGACGCCGAATGTAAATGGAACCGAGACCGGATGGGTTCAAATAGAGATTCCACCTAAAGGCCAACATGTCCTGGACTCGACCCCCGACTTGAACGGTCCGCAGTACGGTTTCTTAGTCGTAGACGACTTCCAGAAGAACAGATTGAATAAGGGTGTAGTCGGAATCGTCGAGACAGATAACAAGCTACCTCTACCCCAGTACACCAATGCGGATAATGAAGCTTGCGATGGGGACGGCAATCCAACCTGGGTAATGACTGCCCCAAGGAAGCTTACTCGAAAGCAGTTGTTTACTATCAACTCCATATCAGCAGGGAGAAAAGAGTCGAACAATCGCGTATCTGCCCCTACAACAAACGATGTTATGGCAACGATTCCGTTTGCCGGATCTGCAGACGTGATAGCACTTTATGGTCAAGATCTCTTGAGCAATAAACGAGATTACTTCGGACCAGTTACCATAGATCGGGTTAAGGTACAGCTAGTCGATGATAAAGGGAACTTGATAAATATGAACGGGAGAGACTGGAGTTTCACTCTCAAGGTCAGCCAACTATATCAGTACTAAAACTTCTGTTTAACCAAAGAAAACAAGTCAGCCACATTAGCTTGCTGACCTGTTATAAGCTGCATCTGTTCCGTGTGATATTTATCAAGTATAGACTTCTGTCTATTAAAATTGCGTTTCAATGTGCTTGCTGCGTTTTTGAATGAGTCTTTGATTTCTTTCGTAGAGAGATCGATGCTGTCTTGTTCAAGTATGAGACGAAATAACTTAACAGCTAACAGGACAGACTCGAAGTTGTCACATAGATTATGAATAAAGACAATGGGCACCTTGTTTCTTATCTCAAACTCAAAATCAGCTCTATTACAAATACCGGTAGAGAGACTAACAAATAGTGCAGCCTGAACGTCACTATTTGATGGGTTGTCAATGTCTCTGTAAAACTTATCAATCTCGGCTTTTTGGACATTACGAGAGTAGTTTTTTGTTTCTATCATTAGGGTCATACCTGAGTCACGAAGAATGAAATCACCTCTATGTGGCATTGCATGAGTGTCCTCTATATCAGCAGTTGGAAACATCATATTCAGTTTTCCTAGCACATATTCTTCGCCGTCTGCCCCTTTGAGTGTGGAGTTGGTAGCACGATTCAAACGCGCTTCGTACCCGGTTCTCATCTCGTCCATCTGCCGCCGAAGCCCATCTATTCTCTCCTGATAAGAGGCCTCCCGTTCTTGAAGGAGATAAGTTTGCTTCTCATATAGCTCCCCTTGAATAGTTTGAAGCTGTGCGATTAATCGTTGATTAGTCTGTTCTAGTTGATGTCTCTGAGACGTAGCGACCGCTCGTTCAGACTCGACTGCCGATTTCACGTTCGAGGCATGCTGAATCGACCGCTCCTTATCTGTAAGATCGAATCTCCTTTCTGCTGCCTTTATTCTATCTTCCAATTCAGAGATCGCGACGTTATGTGCATGTTTGAGGTTCTCTACTATGGTTGCAGCATCTTGGTCTTTCCATTGGGACATCTTAGAGATGCCTTCGTTATATAACGCGAGACCTAACTTTATAACTACTAGCTTATCTTTGTTTGGTAGCGAGTGGAACTCTGCGATGGAGGCCACATCCGGCAAGTATGTTTCAACAACATCATTGTTATCAACTTCCATGTTAGAGAGATCTATGAATATCCCTTTAATGTGGTTTCCAGAATTGACATGTTAATAACTTCTAATGTTTCTTCATAACAATGGAAACCCGGAGCACCCAGATCATTCTAACAACAGTATTAGCATTAGTAGTAGGCTTCTTTAGCGGTCTACAAGGTATTAGTAGAGACGATCTACTAATAGCTGGTCTTCTTGGATTTGGAATCGTTTCGGATCAAGCAACTGCGGCTGGGACCACTTTATTCTCGGTTATTTTCCCGATTTCAATAGCTGCTGTGTGGGAGTATTACAAAGTAGATAAGGTTGATATCCCCCTTGGTCTGATAATTGTTGTTGGCTATATGATATCAGCTTACTATGGTGCGAAAGTTAATTTGGTGGTATCAGAGTCAACTACACTGCTTAGCATCATAATAATGCAGGCTCTAACAACACTATATTTTGGGTATAAGTACATGACCCTACCTAAATCGAAGTAGTAGATTGTATACGTGTAAGTCATAATTCATCAGTTACACGTATAAGTTTTGGAACAGC